ATAGCCAAAACTATCGAAGCCACAACCACTATTTCGCCGAAGGACGCGAATGATAAGTGGTACTACAAACTAACCAGTGTTACAGCAGCAAGCACAGATCTGATTGCGGGTTATTATACCGATTATACCGCAGTAAATGCCAATGTGCAGCCGACAGCAGTAGCAACAGGTGATAAAGTTGAGTTCATTTATATTAAAAATACGGACGCAGCTAATCATATCTATGTTGTTTTTGATGCCGGAACTGCGGCAAACACCACAGGTGATGCGGTAAAAATCAGTCCTAACGAGTCATTTTTTGCAAGACTTCCAAATACAACAGTTGCTGACATACACGCAATTGGTCACGATGGATCAAGTGCCGCGACTGCAACATGCATTGTAGCAGCATTATTGGATGACGTTGCATAGGGATTGGCTGAATGGCTAAGATCGACAAGTCCAAGATGAAATGCAACAAGCCGAAACGTCAGGTTTCTGGCGGTAAGAAGTTCGTTGTGAAAGCTTGCGATAAAGGCAAGAAAAAGATCGTTAGATTTGGCGATGCTAACATGACCATCAAAAAGTCAAACCCTAA